TGACTAGGCGCATAGCGTAAACGTAGGTAATGATCATCACATTCTCCAAAAATAGAGGGCGAAGGGAAAGAACAGCAGCCCAGCGAAAACAAGGGCTTGGAATAGGTCATTTAAAAACGTTTTCATTGTTGTGCCTTGATAGAGATTACTTTCATCATTTTGCGCCCGTGCGCTGGATAGCAAATTAAATCGATCGATTTATTCCAGCAAGCCCTACAGCCACTGCATTTGCCATCGTTCTCATATGCTTGGCAAAGGGATGCACCAGGGAATGCCTGGAATGTCGCTGCATCTGGCCCTATAACGCTACCATGCAATCCAGGCGTAAATGATCCATCAATGGAATCAGCACTAAAACGAACTGAAACATTTTCTAATTGTTTCATTTGGTCGAATACCATGCGAAATTTGGGGAATTTATGCATCCTTGTGGGCAACCAATGTTTGCACCAAGGTGTGCGCTGCATAATCTCGAGCACTTTTTCAGCCAGTGCCAGGGAATATAGGTCCCCACTATCCAGCCAGCGAAAATAACGATCGGTTTCCAGTGCTGCAACCATATCGTCAACCCATTCCACACGCTGCCAATCTTGTTTGTTTTCGGCCCTTGGGGCTTTCACGTTTGGATAGTTGTAGTTTCCAGTAGTAGCGTAACAACCTTTGCAAGCATCTACTAGCACACCAGGGCTTTCAATTGAACCGGGGCACGTTTCAATGGCTTGCAAGGACCACGAACGGATTCCATCTAATTTAGATGTAACGGAAATACGTATTGACATTTGACAATCTCCAGTAGCAGTGCAATAGCGCACACACACAATGTAACGCTAAATAAACGTTTTTAGCATAGGTATAAACCCTAGGTTGTACGACATAAAAGTAATAAGCGCTTGAATTTATATTCTTTCAAGATAGCACTAAAACTAGTCAGTAAACCGACACTTAGATGCATGGTCAACACAACCATAAAACCCTAGTCAATTGGCACTGATAAACGATAGGGGAATCGGCGCAAACCCCAGCACTTGGGCCGGTGTTTCATTCGAGAGGGTATAGAAATGCCGTAGGGAAGCATAGAGACTAGAGACTCTCACCGGATAGCTGCGCTCACCGTTCGCTCACGTTAATAAACGCAACAAAACCCCAAAGTGATAGGGCTCTCTTGTTCCGACAAATCAGCGGCTTACCCCCTCCCCTCAAACGTTTTGCCCCGTACAATCAGCAGGGGGGGTAGGACTGGAATGGCATCAGAAGAGGGGGGCCCTATCACCCATTCCCAAAATTTCTACAAAAACTTTTTCAACGTATAATTGCGAAAAGGAATCGCTATGGAATGGACATTGGCTCACCCGTTACGGGATGTGGAAGATATCGTAGAGATGGCTGACGAATACTTTGTGGACACTGGGGGAGTACTCCAGAAGAGCAAAGACTTGTTCCGCAAGAATGTGACTATGGTATCTACCCTACAGTTGTTCGACAGGAGTAAGGAGTTCCTTGCGGTTTGTCGGGATGAGAAGATGGTGGGGTACTGTTGGTTTGACAGGTACGGATATACGACTTACTCTGCAGAGGAGATATCCAATGCCAAGTTTCACCATGTTGACCACAAGCAAAGTCCCAGGGTTAAAATACGTTTGATAAACGAAATGATTGACCAACATATACTATGGGCGTACAGTAACGGTGTGCCGGTTATCTGTTCAACTAGTATTCGTCCAGAGCATGAGGTATTTATGAAGATCCACAAAAAACGTGGATTTATCGTAAATGGGTCTTATGCCTGGTTACGGACTGAGGAAGGAATTAAATGCTTGATGAAATAAGACCAGAGGGTAGTCATGTATCCTCTGAGGCCAAGAAGGCTGATAGCAGGGCTCGTGCTGCCAAGAAGAAGGCGGAGAAACGGGCTATGGGCTTGGTTACTGGTAAGGTAGAGCCCAGACAGAGTTTTAACCCTGCTGGACGGCCTAAGTCTATTGTCAACAGGGTGACGGAGTATGGTGCGTTGTTTAACCGCCTTAATGACGAACACGTTGCCAAAGGGTTTGCCCCGCTGAAGACGGCAATGGAGGTTTTGATTGAAGCTATGCAATCTGACGAACTGGATATTCAGCAGAAATCCAAGATTGCTGAAAAGCTGGCTACCTTTGAATCGTCCAGAGCGCCTATAATTTCCATAGAACACGTTCAGAATATCAATAAGGAAGAAGAGATTGATGCTGATATGGCTCTGGAAGACTTTATGAATTCACTTAGAAAGGTATAAAATGCCGTTGGTTAAATCTAAATCAAAAGCTGCATTTGGTAAGAATATTAAAACTGAGATTAAAGCTGGTAAACCAAAGGACCAGGCAGTTGCAATTGCTTACTCTATGAAGAACGCTGCTGCACATAAGCGTACCGGTGAAGAGCGTGGTGAGAAAAAGCGTGATAATGAAAAACGTGAAACTAAGAAAGGCTACAAATGAGCTATACCTCTGATAACAATGCACCAACATTGATGGCTCAATCGCCTAATCGTGTTGGAAACAAATCTACACGCACTCCCAGCCATACTGGTGGTGTTACTTCTATTACTAACCCCAAAGGTTCGGTAATGTATTGCTCGGATCATCAAGGTCCCCCGTCTGCAAGCGGAACTGTTCACGGTGGTCGCCATCAGAAAGTTTTACTTAACAAGCCTGAAGGTTATGCTGGCCTGATTAAAAATGATGGCTATCTAAAAAACTCTTCTTTTTTGAAGTGAGAATATTATGTACGGTACAGTAATCTCTGGCGGCAAGCAAATGAGCAAGGGCTTGACCAAGGGCATTAACGACAAACTCAAAGGCCGTGCTGGCGATGATAGCCGCCGTGAGTCTGTTGCAGGTGCAGTTCGTGAGGCTTTCACAGTTCGTCACTTGTCTGACCAAACAACCAATAACGTAAGTAAGGGCGGTAAGTTTAAGACCCCGTCTGTCCCAGCAAAAGTATAGAAAGGAAATAGTATGGCAACGTATGACATCGCCTCTTTGAAGGCAGACTTACCCACGGCTAAAGAGTTATCCCAGTTTGTCTATGACAAGGTTGGGATTGCTCTTGACCTTATTGGTAAACCAAAAGAAGACCAGTACATGGTCGCCAAGACGGCATTGGAAGGGAAGAAAGTCCCTGCTGAGTTCCTGACGGACGAGAACCCTTATGTTGACAAAAAGGAATTGATTCCTGTTGACGATATTCGGGTTCTCCCTCCCCGCAATAAAGATCTGCCTCCTCCCGAGTCGCAAGTTCATTTCTTTGGTGCTACCAATATGCCACACCCGCTTGATCCGCAATCGGACAAGAAGGTTGGGATTAACTTTCGTAAGTATGAGAATGGTCTGATTACTTACCAGGTTATGGGTCCCCTCGAGCAGGTTTCTATCGGTACTCGTATGAACAAGTACGGACAGCCTACACCCGAGCGTATTAGCTGGATTGATCCACGTACCGAGGAACTGGTTATGCGCCGTCCTGACGGAACCTTTAGCGAAAAGGGCCGTGGTCTGTATACCTACTTGATCGGTGAAAAAGGCGGCGGTGTCTGGAATCTGATTGACCGAGACATCGTTAGTATTTCTCAGAAGAATATTGCTGACCCCTGGGCCTAATGGAAAATATCCATTCAGCCTTTAATGAAAGGCTTTCCTCTCAAGCAGAAGTTTGCGCTCGAAAGAGTTTGGAATGGTTGCAAAAAGACCTCCAATCTACGCACAAACTTCTGCCAGAGGATGTCTATTATTTGGCCTGTGCAGCGCAAATCTTTCTAGAGATACGAGATCGCTATGGCAAAGAGTGAAGCCAGTGATTACATCTTACCGGTCTACAAAAACCGAGCCTTAAAGTATCTGGTTAAACTGGCTGGTGGCAAACAATACATCAAGTATTTGGATGCTGACCAACTGCGGTCCATGCATCGTGCCAGGGATAAGATTGCCTATGATATGCAGTTCAATGCTATCAAGTGGTTCAAACCCTTTGACTACCAAAAGAAGTTTTTTGAAACCGGTGCAAATTATTCCCGCCGTGGAATGATTGCTGCTAACCGTGCCGGTAAAACAATTGCCTCCACCTACGAAACTGCTTACCATCTGACCGGCAGATATCCTGATGACTGGAAGGGTAAACGCTGGGACAAGCCAATTATTGCTATGGCGGCAGGTGAATCCTGGGAACAAGTTGCAAAAACGCTACAGTCCAAACTGCTGGGTTGTGATGATATCAAGCAATCCTATAAGCTAGGTTCTGGGTCTATTCCAAGGGATGCTATTGATGAAAAATCCATACGAACGGACGGAGCGAACGTGCTGGCTATTGAAGTCTGGCACATCACTGGGGGAAAGTCCAAACTCTATTTCTCCAACTACACCCAACAAGTCCGTCACTTGCAGGGTTTTGAACTTGACCTCGTTGTCCTGGACGAACAACCACCAGACGAAACCTTCTCAGAACTTGTTGTCCGGACGGCTGCTAGGGATGGACAAGTCATATGCTCATTTACCCCGCTTAAAGGACTCTCAGGACTAGTCCGCAAGTTCTGGGACAACGTTGAAGGTTACTGCCATGTACGGGTAACCTGGGACGATATTCCCTACGAGAACGAATGGGGTGAAGTATTCTTTTCCAAGAAAGAACGAGAGCAATTAGCCCGAGACTTTATGCCTTGGGAAAGGGAATGCCGTATGAACGGTATACCTTTGGTCGGAAAAGGTGTAGTATTTCCATTGTTAAAATGGCCTACTTACAAATCTACCGACATTAATTTGCGGGAAAACGACAATCTGGAACGATTGATATCATTTGACTTGGGGATTAAAAATGACCCTACCGTTATTTCGTTTTTCTTTCGGGACCCTGTGGAACAGATTATCTATTTGCACCGACAAGTTACTGTGGATAAGGGAGAAACTCCTGATGAGTATGTCCACTATTTGCTTGACCGTGACTCCAGAAACGTTCCTATTGCTTTGCCCCACGATGCTGCTACTGCTGGCAGATATACCTTGACAGAACAATCTGTCCGTGAAGTATTTGAAGACAGTTACAATTTAAACTGTATTGCTGGTGCTATTTTGAACCCGCCAAATGACCAGGGCAAGGTAACTAACCACAAAGCCTACGGAATAAACGTAATGCGAATGGGTATGGAACGGCAGACTTTTATGATTAACGAGTCCTGCGTCCAGTTCCTTGACGAGGCCAGAAATTATGCAATTGACGAAAATGGCAAGTTTTCTGATCCAGACGATCACATTGATTCTGCTCGTATTGGTATACTCGCATTAATTCAAGGTCACGGTGAATCTGTGGTAAGCAGATCAAACAACTTTACCGCCCGTCGATTCGCCCCGCTAGAAGGCAAGGCACAAAGGATTTAATATGCTGGACAAACAAAACCTCGTTGTTGAAAGCCTAGAAAGCCCAACGGGTAATCGTGGGATTACAGAGCAAACCGTACATGAGGTTTATGTCAAGATGGTCGATTATCTTCGACTGACACAATCCAAAAATACCTACAACCGTTTTAGCGACTACCATTATCTCAACATTCCGGTATCAAACTCTACTGAACCGGTACGAGGGATTGATTACATTCACCCAGTAGTAACCCCTGGCATTGATTATGCAACTGCCATTATTACTAAATGTTTGATGCCCAACGGAAAAGTAAACTTTGAGTTTGAACGGTTTACAGAAAACGACAGTGACCAGGCTCGACAAGCCACCGAGATGGTCAAATATATGATTAACAGCAAGAATGATTCATATCAAATCATTCGTGACTGGGCTCAAGATGCCCTGCTGCATAAAAACGGCATTGTGATGCTTTCCCCTGTGCGTGAGCCTATCACGCAGTACAAGGAAGTTGAAGGCACTAAAGATCAATTGCGTACATTTGAGACACTTGCCGGTGAAAAGGGTCTTACTGCCAAGCGTCAAAATATGCGTAAGATTGACGTTGACTTGCATGGTGCAATGCAGGAAATGATGTCTCCTGACGAACAAGAATCTCAACAAATGGTTGAACAAGAAGACCAGAGTGATGAGGTTTCAGAAGCAATTCGTAAAAATACTATTTACCGTGCCAAGTACAAGCTGACTGGTTACTCAACCAACATCAAAATTAAGCACGTTGCTCAACATTATTTTGTCTGTAATCCGACAATCTCCACAATCCAAGATCAGGACTTTGTTGGTTTTTACGATCCAATGACGATCCATGAGTGCAAGGCCCAGTTTCCTTTCGTGGATCTCGAGAAATTAGCCGATCACGCTGCCTACGGACCCGCTGGAGCCTATCAAGCTGGCGCTTTAGAGAACGATCTGGCTCTCCATGCTCGTGACTCTACCCCAGTGCCAGGACAAGGCGTTATTGCATCCCAAGGAGCAGACCGGTACAGCCGAGTCATTATGCTGACCACCGCCTGGATTCGCAAGGACGTTGACGGTGATGGCGAGGAAGAGATCATTGAGGCTTGCTTCTCTGGTTCTTACATCTTGTACGTCAAGGAAGTTGATTTTATTCCTTTGGCGAATATGTGTCCCAAGCCTATTGTTGGCAACTTCTTTGGATACTCTCTGGGTGAGCGCCTGGTTCCGATGCAGGAATACGCTACGGCTATCCGCAGGGCAGAAATGGCTTTTGCCATGCAATCATCTACTCCACGTATCGGTGTCAACCCCGAGTTCTTGGATGCCGAGGAAATCCAGCGTGGTGTAAGCGCAATGTTTATCTTGGACCGCAAGTTTGATCCGTCCAAGCACATTTTTGAGTTCCAGCCAATGCAGGGTAATCTTGCTTACGTCCAGTCCTCTATGGACCGGTTCGATGCTGACAAGATGGCAATGATTGGTATGACCAGCCCTGGTGACGTATTGAATCCAGAGGTTATGAAGGATGGCAATAGCGGTTATAAGTTGCAACTGGCTATGGGTCCCAATCAACTGATCCAAGATGAGATGGTCAAGAACTGTGCCATTGGTCTGCGTGAAGTTATCTACATTATGTGGAAAACTTTGGTTCAGTATTCTGACGATTACAACATCCAGCAATTGGCTAACACCTGCCTACAAGGCCAGCCTTTTCTAGATGCCAAGTCGGTAGAGAATTTCGAGTTTATTGACCGCAAGATGATTAACATTGATCTGGCGTTGGGCTTTATGTCGGATGAAAACCGCCTTACCCGCCAGCAAATGATTATCCAGGCACAACAAGGTTTTGCTCAATCCATGATGCAAATTGACCCAAGCGTTCCTGAGTTGTTTGTCAAGGTTCGCCGTCCGTTTGAGGATACCCTGCGAGTCTTGGGAGTCAAAGACGTTGACGCTTACTTGCCGACAATGGAAGAAGCAACCAAGATGGCTACAGCTAAATCACAAAAGCCGCCAAGCCCAGAAGAGCAAGAGTTGAAATCTAAGACTGATTTGAACAATGCTCGCACTGGAGAAACCCAGGCCAAGGCTGGTTTGATTGCTGCCCAGACAAAAGACATAGCTATTGATGACCAATTTACCGCAATGGCGGCAAGGGCAGGAAAGTTAAAGGCCGTTGAAATAGATTAAGGATTGAAATGAAAAGACTAGTATCGAATATACGTGCTTATTTTAATAAGCGAACCCGAGCAACAGATACACACAAGGAGGCAAGTGCAAGTCGAAAGGCTCTAATAATGGAAAACGGGGAATCAGCCTCCCGTTTACTTCGTAATGAAGATTTTGCATTAATGTTTAACCTTTATCGGTTTCACATACTTGAGCGTCTAGAAGAGAGTACGGACGATTCACAAAGAATTGGCAACGCATATTATGTTGCTGGAGCCCGAGATTTCATTGACTTCATTGAGAAAAATGAATATCTCGTCAAGATGGCTAATAAAAAAGCCGAAACTTAACGAAATAGGATAAGATATGTCAGACGTAATTGCAGAAGCAACCGCCCCTGAGCAAACTGGTAGTCAAGTAGATACTATTGCAGCGATGATTGCCGCCAACCGGCGTAACAGTCCGCAGCCAGATGGTAGTACGCCACCACCAGCGGGACAAGAAACGAAAGTTTCCCCCGAGGCAACACCTGAAGAAGGCGTTGAACCTGAAGGTAGTTCGATTGAGACTGAAGAAACTGCGGATGCAGAAGATTCTGGTGAGTCCTCCGATGGAGTAAACGATCCGGTTAATTTCCTGGAGTTTGCAGAGCAGAATCCCGACATGATGTGGAGGATTCCCAATAAAGACGCAGAAGGCGGTTTTATTGAGATACCCGTATCAAAAGCGGCTGCTATCCTTGGTCAAGGTAGTGCTATCCATGAAAACGCTCGCAAACTGAAAGCAGAACGAGCTGATTTTGAAGAGTATGAGTCGAAACGCAAGGCTGAACTAGATGGATTGCAAATTGGTCTAGAGTTAACAGTAATTCCGCAGCTTCAAGGAGCCGCAGACGAACTGATAACCCTTCAACAATATAACCAGCAATGGCGGCAAATCTACGACAGTGCGACTTCTGAGGTACAGCGTAGCGAGGCTGAAGCAGCAATGCGACAGAACGCTAAGTTGATCGAGGAAAAGTCGCAGTTTATCCAAGCGAACCGTCCAAAAATTGACTATTTTTATAATCATAGAAGCCAAGTAGTTAAGCAGCAACTAGAAGCTGCTAGACAAAGTTTCACTGATAAAGAACTAGCCAATAAAGCCAACTTCAACGAACTTCGTGAAAAGCTGGCAAAGGACTGGAAAGGTGCTAACGCAGGGTTTGTCCCTGGTGTACCAAACATTGATTTGGTATCCAGTGATGAGTTTATTTTAGGGCTACTCCGAGATGGAATGAAATTCCGTGAAGGGCCTAAAGTACGAAATGTTGGAGGTTCTCTAGCTGCTGCTAGTAAATCTACATCACGGGCTAAAACTGCACCTGAAGATAAGACTACAGAACTTCAAAAGAAAGCTAATTCAGGCGATAAGTCTGCGGCCCGTGATCTTTTGGCAACAATGTTGGCGGCAAACAAAACACGCCGCCGTTAATCTTTAGGAGTTTTATTATGGCTACTATCACCTCTGCCGCACTAGGCAATGGTAACGGTTCGTACACCACTGACATCGTGGTTAAGGACCTGGATCTGACAGTTTCTAACTATGTTAAAGACCGCACTCCGGTTACCAACATGGCTATGAGCAAAAAGCGCAAAGTCAATTCGACTCTGCACATCTGGCCCAATGACTATTTCCGTGTACCCGCTTTGAATGCAAAGTTGGAAGGTGCTTCGGTTGCTGCATCTGATGCCGCTTCTAACACCCGTTCTAACTTGGGTAACTACACCCAGATTTTCACAACCACAATCGGTGCTACTGGTACTGCTCGTGCTGTGGAACAGGCTGGTGGTGATCCCCAGGCATACCAAGAAGTCAAGCAGTTGACTGAGATTATGTTTGACGTTGAACTCCAGATGCTTCGTGCTGACGGCGCTTCGATCAAATACTCTGGTCAATCCGCTTCGCAAGGTTCTTCGCCCAACAACGGTCGCCGTTTTGGTTCGCTGTTTGCCTTTGCTGGAACTCGTTCCGGTAACGACACAGACGGCACTTCGGTTCTGAACCTGGCTTCGTCTGATGGTACTGATACCACAACCGCTACTGACACCAATACCCCGTTCAACGGTGTTTTGGCTAATGCCGGTTTGGGTTATTTCACCTTCAGCACTGGTGTGACGCTGCAGCAATTCAGCCCGTACCTGTACAAGCAGTTGGTTACTGTTGCCGAGCAACGTTTCAACGCCAAGATCACCAACATGGTGGTCCCAACGTCGATGCGTACTCACATCAGCGACATGATGCCCACCAGCCGTTCGATCAACCGTTTCAACCCTGCTGACAAGGGCGACACGATTGGTACTTACGAGGGTGACTTCAACTACACCTACCAGATCGACGATTCATGGGTCATGGACCAAACCGGCTCGGATAACACCTCCGCTTTGTTTATGAATCCTGACGTTATCCAGTGGGGTTCGTTGCGTGAACTGGGACCAAACAATGAAGTATTCAGCAATGCTGACGCTTCGTTGGACCAGTACATCATGGAAGGTACGCTGATTGTGCGTAACCCTGCCGGTGTGGGCGTTTTGGCTGCTATCAGTTCTACTGGTGCTGCTGTAACCGGTCCTCGTCCGACTGCCCAGGTCAAGCGTTACCTGGCATAAACCTCTTCGTAGGTTTTCTGAAGGAAATCCCGAAAGGGGTTTCCTTTGGAAAGACATGGAGCAAAGTATGGAACTAAACCTAAACAATGAAGAGGCCAAGGTCAATGAGGATTACTTCCTCAAAGGCAACCTTGAGGCCGGCATTGAAGGCGCATTGATTAAGAATGACAAGATGTTTAATGAGATCAAGTCTGGCACTTGGTCCCAAACATTTAACACAAAGAATATTGACTACAAAATTGGCGCTATTGACGGCGAACGTTATGTTCAATATAACCAAAAAAACGTAGAAGCAATACGACAGGCTTGCAAAGATAGGCGTGAGTTTTACAAAGAACACGGTACTGATAACCCATTTTTTGCTGGAACATTTCATGCAATGGAGTTGCCAAAGTGTTTTGCCCACGAAATCAGTTCCAAATGGTTTAATAACCGTCCTTGGGAATTAATTAAACAGGTAAAAGCAGACAAGATTCTGTTTTACGCTATTGTCAACGAATATTATTCTGACTTTGTATGTCACCCCACGGGTAAAATACCTTTACCCTATAATCCAGCTATTCCGACAAAGTAAGGAACGAACATGGCCCTTTTCATCCAATCCGCTAACGCTTTGGTTAGTCGAGTAGCACAGTGGGTAGGGGCCATTCCTTCCTCAATCTCAATTAACGCTACTGCAGTTAATACTTCTACCAACGTTATTACAACGTCTGCTTCTGCTGTCTCATCTTTGATTGTTGGCGACTTTATTGGCCCATCTGCTATTGGGCCTTATACAGCCGTTACAGCCGTAACCAGTACATCTGTCACAGTTTCAGATCCAGACGGCGTATGGGCCGGTTTAAGCCTTCCTGTAGCCATTCTTAAAGTGCCTACCCAATCTTCTATTGAAATTCTGGGTTGTGTGCAAATGGCTGAACTAAAAATGCGGACAATTGAGTTGCCAGCATTGCGTTCTGATCCATACAGCTTAACAAGTCCTTCAATTCTTACTGTAAACCCTCAAGGTTTGGCTCCTATCCCTGCGGATATGAATATGCCAATCCTTTTCTTTCAGGAAACTTACAGTACAACATCACAGACAACCACTGGAAATGTTGGTCCTTGGATTATTTATGATCGTGTTGGTGATCGAGAGATTATTCGCCGTCGAATGATTGACCAGTTGTACGTCAAACCTTTTGGAGTACCAAGGGTTATTCGTGCATCATTCTCTGAAGTAGGTCCTAACTATGTATTTACTCCCAACCCTGGTGAAAATACAGTAATCAAGGCTTATTACCAAAAGACATTCCCATTTTTGTTTAGCCCTACTGCGGATACATTAAATCCGTTGATTCAAAACAACTCTGTGTTAGCTTCTTTTCCAGAAGGCTATTTCTACGGAACGTTGTGGGCTTACTATGACAAAAACAAAAACGTAGATGAAGCACAGAAATGGATAGCACGATTTGATGATTCGTATGGATTGATTGAGGATCAGAACTTCAAGAACAAATGGCGTGGTGGAGATCAGCACTTAACAAGTGAATATCAACCTCGCAATTACCGTTACTCATTCAAGTAGGAATTAATATGGCTACAGGCGGTCTTTACGGAACTAGCGCAGAATCAGTTGGCCTATACGGCAATACAACTGTTTTTGGTGGAACATACTTTGAATGGTTTATCTTCCAAGAATCTGCAACAGCACCAGCCACTCCAACCGGTGGTTCTTGGGACTTTACAACCAATGTTGGTGTTCCTCCTAGTGGATGGTCTACAACGCCTCCTACCAGCCCCACAAATATTGTGTGGGCATCTATTGCGATTGTTAACTCCAAAACAACGTCTAGCTTTACTTGGTCAGCACCTGCAACTTGGGTTCGTGCTGGAACGCCTGGAACAGCAGCCACTATTGCAGTAGGAACCACCACCACTCTTTCCCCTGGTGCTTCTGCAACTGTTGCAAACTCTGGGACTTCTACCGCTGCCGTATTTAACTTTGGAATCCCGCAAGGCGCTGTTGGAGCCACTGGTCCTACTGGAGCCACCGGACCCACCGGAGCCACTGGATCTGCCGCCACTGTTGCAGCAGGTACAACTACTACAGGCGCTGCTGGCACTTCAGCAAGCGTTACAAACTCTGGCACAACTTCTGCTGCTGTATTTAACTTTACCATTCCTCGTGGTGATACTGGAGCAACAGGGCCTACAGGTGCTACGGGCTCTACTGGAGCAGCGGCAACTATTGCGGCTGGCACAACCACAACGTTAAGCCCTGGTGCTTCTGCTACTGTTACCAATGTAGGTACATCAAGTGCTGCAACTTTTAACTTTGGCATTCCTCAAGGCGCTACTGGTGCGACAGGAGCAACTGGAGCCACAGGAACTGCTGCAACAATTGCTGCTGGAACAACAACAACATTGTCTTCTGGTTCATCTGCAACCGTTACCAATGTTGGTACATCTTCTGCTGCTGTTTTTAATTTTGGCATTCCTCAAGGACCAACAGGACCCACCGGAGCAACAGGTGCTACTGGAGCCACTGGTCCAATTGGTATGAACTGGAAAGGTAACTGGTCCAGTGCTACTACCTATGCTATCAATGATGGCGTATTTGATTCAACTAGCGGTAGTTCCTACATTGCAATTGCTGCAAATACAAATCAACAGCCTCCTAATGCTACATATTGGAATCTTCTTGCCCAAAAAGGTGCAAATGGATCTGGTAGCGGAACAGTTAGTTCTGTTGCTTTAACTGCTCCTGCGTTTTTGTCTGTAAGCGGAAGTCCAATTACCAGCACTGGAACATTGGCATTGTCTTATTCCGGCACTGCTCTTCCGGTGGCAAATGGTGGTACAGGTGTAACCACATCTACAGGCTCTGGAAACGTTGTTTTATCTACTGGTCCTTCATTGGGAAGTGCAACTGTTTCTGACTATGAAACCTTTACAAGTGTTGCTGCTCCAACATACACAGAAGGCCGTATTTGGTATGACTCAACACAAAAAGCATTAACTTACAACAGTGATATTTCTGGAAATGCACTTCATGTTGGTCAAGAGACACAATTAAAAGTTAGAAACAGTACGGGTGCAACAATTGCAAAAGGCGCTCCTGTTTACATTACTTCTACATCTACCGGAGTAAGTTTTCCTAACGTTGCATTGGCAAAAGCTGATACATTGGTTACAGGTAACTGCATTGGTTTGGCAAATGAAGCAATTGCTAATGGTGCAGATGGATATGTTGTTATAAACGGAATATTGAATGGAGTAAACACAGGAACGTTTACTGTTGGAGACATTCTTTACGTTAGTCCATATTCTGCCGGTCAACTAATGAATACATATCCTCCAACTGGTTATCCGGTTCGGATTGGTGTGGTTTCATACGTTAATAGTTCTACTGGCAGTATTTACATTAACCAATCAAATTCGTTTGTTCAAGCCTCTTCTGTTGTTGGAGCAGTTGCTATTGCCAATGGCGGTACTGGACAAACAACCGCAGCAGCAGCAATCACAGCTTTGGCTGGTACGCAAACATCTGGTTACTATCTTCGTTCTAATGGCACAAATACATTGCTGGCTGCAATTCAAGCCGCTGATGTACCTACATTAAATCAAAACACCACAGGAACCGCTGCTAACGTAACAGGTACAGTGGCAATTGCTAATGGTGGTACTGGATCTACCACAGCATCTGCTGCACTTACTGCTTTAGGCGCTTATCCTGCATCAAATCCCTCTGGATATGGAACAGGTACTGTAACTTCAGTAGCAGCATTAACTCTTGGTACAACAGGTACTGATGTTTCTTCTACGGTAGCAAACGGAACAACAACGCCGGTTATTACTCTTAATTTGCCATCATCTTCTGCAACAAATCGTGGATTGTTGACTGCTGCTGATTGGACTACGTTTAATAACAAAGGTTCTGGAACTGTAACTTCTGTAAGTTTTACAGGTGGCGTGGTATCAGTTGCTACAGGAACTACAACTCCTGCATTTACAGTTGCTGGTACGTCTGGCGGTATTCCATACTTTTCTAGCGCATCAACCTGGGCAACATCTGCCGCATTAGCCGCAAATGCTTTAGTTATTGGTGGTGGCGCAGGTGTTGCTCCAAGCACTACAACAACGGCTACTGGCGCTTTGACGTTCCTTGGAACACCTACCAGCGCAAACTTGGCAGCTTTGCTGACAGACGAAACTGGCACAGGCGCAAACGTATTTGCAACAAGCCCAACACTGGTAACTCCGATTCTTGGAACTCCAACATCTGGAACATTAAGTAACTGTACTGTTGACGGCACAAATTCAGTTGGCTACCTTAACATTCCGCAAAACAGTCAATCTGCTGCTTACACATTAGTTTTGTCAGATGCTGGTAAGCATATTTATCACCCGACAACAGATGCAAATGCACGGACTTACACAATCCCTGCAAATAGTAGCGTTGCATACCCAATTGGGACGGCAATCAGTTTTATTAACATGACAAGCCAAGTGGTGACAATTGCAATCACCACAGACACAATGTATCTTTCTAGTGCAGGAACCACAGGTTCACGTTCTTTGGCTCAGTACGGAACAGCAACTGCTGTAAAAATTACTTCAACTTCTTGGATTATTTCTGGGAGTGGTTTGACATGAGCGGAATTCAACAAGCGTTTGCATTTATTCGTAGTTCTGGCCCTGTTATTGGGCAACAAGCCTACACAAGCCCCGGGACTTATTCTTGGACTGCTCCAGCAGGAGTTACCAGTGTAAGCGTGGTTTGTGTTGGAAGTGTAAGACAAGGAGTTACAGAATCTCTTGGTGGCGCTGGATTGGGATATACAAATAATTACACAGTAGTTCCGGGAAATAGTTATTCGGTAGTAGTCGGTAGTACGTTGGGAAGTGATTCGTATTTTGTTTCTACGGCAACCGTAAAAGGTGGAGGCACATCTAGCACAACTGGCGGGACTAAAACAGGAACAGGCGGTGGTAATGGCGGTAATGGATATGCTTATGACCCCGCAAATTACATACCCGGTGCTGGAGGTGCTGGAGGTTATGCTGGAGCCGGTGGAGATGGGGGCATAGATTTTGGCGGTGGTACTTATGTTGCGGGTAACGCAGGAGCAGGTGGCGGGGGTGGCGGTAGTGCATCCTCGGGAGGAACTCCTGGCGGCGGCGGCGTTGGTATTTTAGGCCAAGGTTCAAACGGTGCTGGTGGAAACACTGGGCATGACACAGGATATGGCGGTAGCGGAGGCACTAGTGGTAGTGGTGCTAATGGCGGTTTATATGGCGGTGGAAATAATTGGGGCGGCACTGGTGGTGGTGGTGCAGTTCGTATTATTTGGCCTGGAAACACACGCAGTTTTCCCTCAACAAATACAGGTAATCTTTAAGGATAAATTATGTGGATAAATGAACAAACTCAAGGTGTTTTTAAGTTGCATTCAGATATTCGTTATGAATGCTGGAAAGATGGTAAAGAACTTCCCGGCATTTTGACTGATGAAGTGTTGGCAGCTAATGGGTATGCGGTAATTAATCAAGTTGTTCCTCCTTTTGATTGGGTTACTCAAAAACTTGTAGAACAGGCTCCAATTAAAGGAGATAACGGCTGGACTCAAAATTTTAATATTGTTGAACTTGACTCAACAACTATTGCAAATAATCAAAATATAGTTGAAGTTCAAAGAGTATCAAGCATTAACGCACAAATTGCTGCTGGTGACCTTGCTGTTGTTAGTGCTATGCTTGAAAACGATACTGCTAGTATTGAAGCGTGGAAAACAAAAAGAGCAGAATTGCAAGCGCAACTGTAACTTTAAATCCATCATAAATTAAGGAAATGATATAAATAAATATGCAATTAGGTTTAATAAGTCCCGTGGCATGTAATGACTATTGACCGAGAGACTTCAACGGCAATTATTAACTTGAAGTAATTTATGACCGACTACTCTAGACTCCGCACTCCGTTTGTAAACATGAGTTTTACACCGGATGTGCCATCCAATGCTCTTGGACCCAATGAATACAACAGCGGTTTAAACGTTGAGGCTGATGTTCGTGGGATTAAAAAGGTTTCTGGAGAACAGGAAATCTTGTCTACCATTCCTGGTAACGTGGTCTTTATGGATGGTGGATTCCGCAACAACAATGCTTGGGTCTACATTGCTGCTACCCGTGAAGGTAAATGGTACATGGTTACCGCCAGTGGCATTAGCAATATCACTCCTGGCGTTGGAGCAAATCCCAACGTAGCATTGTCCGGTTACTCTGATGATATTAATATCACCACATCATGGGTGGGTGAAGTGTTTTTCATCAACGATACTTTGCGCTCTCCAATGTATTTCCTGCCAACAGCAACGGAAATTTATTTGTACGATGCTGCTCCAGACAATTACATTTGGAATTACGACATTGGAGTGTCTGCAACTCGTGCTGAATTTGTACGCAACTACTGTTCTCCAAACGTTGGCAATATCCTGATTGCTGGCAACATCACTAAAGATTACACAAGCAGCGGATTGACAGTTAACTACCCAACTACTGTTCGTTGGTCCCAAGCCTTTGCCAATACCGGTGTAGCAGCCTCCTGGATGCCTACTCTTACCAACGTAGCCAATGAACAAGAAATCCCTGTTCGTGGTCCTATTGTTGACGGTTTTTTCCTTGGTGGAAACTTTTACATTTGCTCTTATTGGGATACAGTAGTTTTATCCCCTATTGCTTATCAAAACAGTACAGCGCCTGTATTTGGCATTCGTCTGTTTAATCAAGGCCGTGGATTGATTAACAACAATTGCTGGTCCAATACAGACGCAAACGTTTATGGCATTGATAGCAGGGATATTTGGATATTTGACGGCTCCAACTTTAATCCGCTTGGCAATCAACGAGTTCGTGATTACTTTTTTACCAATCTAAGTACAACGTATTCTGATCGTGTGTTTATGATTAACAACACACAAAAAAATCAGATTGAGATTTATTACCCAGATCAAACGTCCACCGGCTGGTGCAACAAGATGTTGTCGTGGAGATACGATCTGCAGGTCTGGAATGCCCCCAAGGACGTAGCAAACGCCTGTAGTGGGTGTGAAGCCCCCAAGCTGGTAAGCGGAGCCTTTAAATACGCTTCTAGGACGGTTACATATGCTCGTGGTGGAACAGCTAATTCTAAGCTAGTCCAGACCGGTGTAGGTAATTCGTTTATTAACAGTGCTGCTATTCCCACGTTGTTTGAGCGTAACAACCTTACGCTTCAGACTTCAAATGGTCCAGTTCCGTACAGTTCTAAACTTTATGTTCACAGATTGCTTCCTGAAATCTCAGGTAGCGGGACTATCAACATTACTACTGGTGGCTCAAACTCCACCGCCCAGGATCCTACTTATGGTCAGACTGGCAAAGTTGCTGTAGTTACGGATAATCCTTGGGTTACTACCCAGCAAAACAACGTAAGAACGGTTTCTGTTAAAGTCGAATCCAATGATGCAACAGATACTTGGAATCTGACTGCAATTAACTGGCAAGCAACCGTTGTCGAGGATGCGTTTTAATGCCTTTTTTACTTGATAGTGACCCCTCAACTTCAGAGTTGTCTGATGCGGTAAATTATTTACTTTCAAATTTCAACACAACTGTAAGTAGCAATGCAGTTACTGGAGAAGTAAAGGGTCCAACAGGTGCAATTCTTGGTTACTTGTATAAGTACATGGCAATCAAGTATGCAGATTCTTTTGATGGTTCTGTGGGATTTAGCGATACTCCTACCAATAAAGCATACTTTGGCATTAGAAATACCAATAGTTCAACAGAATCTACAAATCCTACAGATTACATTTGGAATAAAGTAACAGGTGGATTTGGCACTACCAAATTTCTTTATTACCTAACAACAGGTGGTAGGCAAATACAGTTTTCTGTAGCTACAACCGCCCCTGATGGTGGCTGGTTAGTTGATCCAGCAACTGCTATTGATTTAGATGTCGTAACGTCCACTTCAATTATTGCGTTTGCTGCTTACTTTTCTCCCAGTGTTTATCAAGTTCCTCGAGCAGGAGGTCCACTTGCTCCTATATTTACATCAATCACACCAGCTTTGTATGCAACAAACAAAGGTGTAATTGTTCAGTTTTCTAATGGGCAAACAGATTCTGCAAGCACATTTGTAAATAACACTTGGCGTATTGGTGCTTCTTCCACTACAGGAAACGCAGACATTATGTATACCAATATTACTATTGGTAGTCCGTCTGTTTTTGGAGACCATGCGCTTTGGCCCAATCCAACGGCAATGTCTGCAAGTCCTGCGTACATGGCAGTGCCAATACGATATAAAACAAGTGCTGGCGTTGTTATTCAATCGGTTGTATTAAGCACACAATTCTTGTTTTCTGATCCTGGTTCTACAGGTTCTACTGGTGCAACTGGAGCAACAGGTGCATCTGGAACAAAGTCCATAACCGTAAGCGCATTCCAGTGGGCTACATCAACTCCCAGTGTGCCTTCACAAGCATTTACCTATACATGGAGTGGCGGTTCAATTAGTGCTTTTCCAACAGGATGGACTGCTGCTGCATCAACAGCCCCTGCTACTGGCTATACGCTTTACCAATTAAATCTGGTAATCACAGACACTGCTACTGCAACCACAACAGCAACCAACTGGAGCGGTGGATCAATCGGAAGCATTGGTTACCGGCAAGACGGAAGCATTGGACCCCAGGGTGATGGCGCTAGGATTGCATACACCAAAAGCACTATTGCTTCACCAGCAGGAACCACAACTAGTACGGGATCTACATCACTTCCTGCTACAGGTTCTTTTGGTTTAACAGGATCTACTTTTTCAACTTCTCCTCCAACATTAACAACGGCTGGAGAATATCTATATCAAACTGATGGTATTTATGTTTTAAGCACCAATACTATTTCTTGGTCTACTCCATACCTTAGTAACTTAAAAGTTGGTTCACTATCTGCTATTTCTGCCAATCTTGGTATTGTGAATATTGCCACATCAGGAAATCTTAATTCTGGCAAAACATCATTTGCAGATACTACTGCTGGTTTCTTTTTGGGCAATGATTCGGGAACACCAAGGCTGTCTATTGGTACATCAACCAGTTATTTTAATTTTGATGGAACAAACGTAACCGTTGGTGGAAACATTAATACCACAGGATATGCTGTTATTTCTGGAAATTACACGCTTTATTCTTATTCAGCAGCAGCGCATATTAATGGATCTGGAAGTGCGCCTAATGGACTTGTAGCTTATTCTGGAACATCTGGCACTGGAATATTTGGTATTAGTAGTGGTGCAGGAACTGGATTAAATGCTTCTAGTTCTAGTGGAACAGGTGCAATAGTTAGTTCTGGATCAGGACAAGCATTAACAGCATCTAATATATCTAATTCTATTGCAACAGGATATTTTTATAATGCTGTTTCAGGTAATGCGTTAACACTAACATCATCTGGCGTTCCTCTTAATTTAACTGGTGGTACATCTGTTGCCCCAATGACAATTAATAGTAATGTTCTTGTTACTAATTTAAATGCTCAATATTGGTCTGGAGTTAAAGGTGTTACAACAGTAAACAATGGAACAATTGGAGTATTGCCTATGGCTTATCCACCAGTTACATTGACATATAACCTTGTTAAATATTTGCAAGTAGATGTTGGCGGTATTACTGGTTATATACCTGTTTATATTTAAGGTGCAAAATGAATTACAACGAAAGCAACGTTTCTGGTACATCATGGACAAGATGCCGTGCTGTAACTATTAACAATCCATTGTCTGGCAAAGGAGCAATTAGTTTGCTTACTGGACAACCAATTGGTCCAAATTGCGTTTTTACAGAAGAAACTGCTGTAGCTTTGGATACGGAAACGTTGACATTTGATTCTGGTGCTTGCCAGACTTTATATGTACCAAGTGCTGTTATTCAGATTCTTGACCCTGCAACCAATAATCCAACTGGTGAAACTGTTACCCAGCAGAATTTATACAATATTTTGTATAGTCTTTATATTGCGACAGCTAAAGCACGAGATGCTGCAAACCCTGTAAAATAACTTATCTTCAAAGGACAGATCATGGGCCAAGCCACAATGTCAAACCAATCCCCACAAACAGGTGGGAAAACAGGCCAGTACGGTCAACCAGGACAAGCTGGGGGAAAAGGTATGGCAGGTGGAATGATGAATGCTGCTTCTAATCCGCAACAAATGCAGCAATCAATGCCGCAACAAGCTGACGGAAATAGTCAAATGGGCGTTCCTTTGCCTCCTATGGGTGGTCCTATGCAGCAAACAAACTCGCAACAACCTGTTGGCGCTTCAGGATCTGCTGGTGCAATAGGTCAAGGAATGGGTCAAGGAAACGTAACTTATCCAAGCCAAAGTGGTCAGCCAATGATGGGAATGCCAAACCAATATTCAAACACTGTTGGACAATTTGGACAAGGAATGGAAGAAGGTTCTGCTTATCAAGGAACTGGTAGCGGTAAAAATGCTAGTAGTGGCAAAGGTGCTGGTAACTCAAGCCGCAGTTCTGGCGCTTAAAGGAGTAAATCATGGGAATGGGTAAATCATCGGGTAGCCAGCAAACCACTGTTCAGATGACTCCTGAACAACAGGAAACGCTTCGTATTCAAAATGATGCGTTAAAGAACACGTTTCTTCCTGCCTATCAAAATACTGTTGGTGGTGCTTCAAACCTTTATAACCAAATTGCTCCTGGATTTAATACTGCTGCACAAAATGCTGCTGCTATTACTGGTAACAATGCAGCGCAGCAAATAAATGCTGGTCAATATGGTTTGGTAAAAGGGACTTTAGGACAGGGTACTCTTGCAGACCAATTGCAAAAAACTGGTGAAGGCATGACTACTGCTGGTCAAGGAACCGCAGGAACCATTGCCCAGGATCAAAATGTTGTTGGTAACAAGCTGCAAACTTTTGGTGGTGCAGGTGCTGGCAATACGGCAGACTATCAACAACGTATTGGTCAAAACTTTACCAATGCTGGTGCTACTGCTCTTGCTGGTTTGTTTTCTCCTGAATACAAAAACGCTCAAATTGAGGCTTCTTTGCAACCGGCTAGGGAAGCTATCCGTGAGCAGCTTGGATCTCAAAATGCCATGTATGGTGCTGCTGGAGGACTAGGTTCTTCTCGCATGGCTTTAGCTGACCAAAACTTATCCCAACTTGGACAACAACGTCTAGCTTCTACTGCAGCTTTGACAAACGCTGCTATTGAAACGCAAAAGCAAAATGCTGCAAACTCCATACTTGGAGCCGGTCAAACCGCTACTACCGGTGCTGGTAATTTGTACAGCACTTTGTTGGGTGGTGGTCAGAATGCTATTGGTCAAGCCAATACTGCTGCAAATAACTTGATGAACTATGGTCAAGGTTCTTCTGCTCTTGCCTCTGGCTTGTATGGAAATCTAGCTACTCAAGGCACAAACAATCTTAATTCTGCTAATACCGGTGTTGGCGCTCAAGTTAATTATGCTGGAGCCCCACAAGACTTGTTCTCTAAATACGCAGGTATCGTATTTGGTACACCTCAAGCATCTACTGTTCCAAACTATGCTGGCACTCAAGGCGGTACGTCTACGGGTAACAGCAAAGGTTTTGGCATAACTAAAGCATAAAAATGAGTTACTTACCTCAACTTCCAGGTGTTCCTCCTCCTATGTCCTATGGTCAAAACTATGGGAACTGGCAGCAGTATGGAGGCTTTAATCGTTCCAATCCATATGGTGGAGGAGCAGAGGTTATGCAAAAGCAACCTTCTATGGGTGTGGCTCCTAAAACTCCAATAGAAGATCGTTCTTATACACAGCCAGTTCCTACATCAACTTTCGGTGTTTCATCTGAAGGATCTATGGGAGCATCATCTACTGGAAACATGGGTATGCCAATGGATGTTTCTGATGTAATTACTCATCTGACAGGAGATTAATATGCCGATGGATAGAACAGATTTAACTCCTCCTCCTTCTGCTGGATGGGATGAAAACCCTCAATTGGGATTGGTAAATCAACAAGCTGCACAAGATCATGCGGAAGAGTTTTTTCCTCATGTTCAGAAATTAATTAAAAGCGTTTTGCCCACAGCCACACCTCAAGACAGAATGGCTGCTGGTGAAAGCATGAAAGCATTACAAAATTCCAATGAGGCTCGTATTGGTGATGTATTGGGTGCGCTTGTAAATCTTGATCCAAAGGCTCTTTATGTTGCCGCTACTGGTGGCGCTGACGTTAAAGAAGAGGCTTACAACAAAGCTGGTCAACGTTACTTTAAAGTTTATAACCAGCGTGATGAACTTCGCCGCTATGAAGATGGCAAAGGCAATGCTTTGTCTGACAAAGACATGGAGTCTATTGGCCCATTGACTTCTAAACGAGACATCACCGCCGAACGTCTTCCTGCATGGGTTGCTTCCGGTCAAACGTTTAAAGATGTTGCTGCTGCTCAAGCTGCAAACTGGAATAAAACTTTAAAAACTGGTGCTGCTGCTTTAACAAACTCTGGTGTTATTAAAGACGCATCTGTAGACAATCAAAGCATTTTGCCTGACCTTTACAAAGTATCGCTTGATCCAAATGTTCGTGCCATTCTTTCAGGTGCAGCTACTATTTCTACTGGAAATCAAAAAGATATTAGCACTGCAAATCAAACTGCTTCCAAAATGGAAAATGGAACAGCAACATCTTCAGATTTATCAAATCTTATAAATTCTGCTGTTGGCGTTCAATTAGGTTTGAAATACAGTGAAGATAAAGGTCTTACAAATAGCAAAGGCGAAAGAGTAACGTCTTCAGATATTAAGTCTGCTGCTAATAGCTACGCTACTTCTCAGTCATCCAAAGATGCAATCAATGCTCGACAAACAGATTTGCTGGCAAAAGCACAATTGCTTAAAGCTGCAAATATTCCTAACATTGACAAGATCCAACGTTTTATCAACAACAATCATCAGATTGCTTTGGCTCAAAAAGACATTGAGGACAATGGTGGTATCGGTATTGCAAAACCAAATCTTCCTTATTCGCAAGGAGATTCTTTTACTCTTGCTCACATCAAAGCAGTAAACGACGAGCAATATGCTGACTTAGCAAGCAAATATGGTCAGACAGTGATGAAGCAATCTCAATCATTGCCTCCTGGAACAACTCCTCCTATCGGCACTGTAGAGGCTCAACTATCTATTGATCCAGAAGTCATCAATAGAAAACTCAAAGCACGGCAAACCATGAAAGATGTTGTGGCTAATACAGAAGCGCAAATGAATGCGATACCAACGCAAAGTGCTACTGACGTAAGTCCTGCGTTAACTAATGCTGGTCCTGTTGCTCCTCCTGCTGCTGTTACTCCTGCTACCAAGCCAACTGTTGCAAAAAGCAAACCTCCAGCGCCAGTAACGGAAAAGAAGAAAATCCTCAATAGCATTTTTGGAGGCCAATAATGAGTGACGAACTTAACTCGCAAATCCTTGATGCTTTAAATCAAGGTATTGGACCTCAAGATATTATTGACCACTTGGCTGCTTCTAAAAATCCAGAGCATCAAGCATGGGTTAAGAACTATCGTGCCAATGCTGCTCAACAGGAAAGTTCTATTCCTGCTCCAAGCGCAACAATGGATACACCATTGCTAAGTGCTGGACAAAAAGCTGCAGGACAGGCTGCTCAAGCAACCAACGATATGACCCTTGGTCAAAAGATGGCCTTGGGTGCTGCGGCTGCTGGTGCTGCTGGTGTTGCTGGTCTTGGTGGATATGCTGCTAAACAACGTATTGACACCAATGAAGAACTTCGCCGTAAACGTTTGTTGGGCGAGGATGTTTCTCCTGCTGTTCGTGTCCAGCAAGCACAACTTGAACTGCAACAAAAGCAATTTGAAGCATCCCAGGCTGGTGGACTATCACCGCTCGAGCAAGCAAAAGTAGAAACCGAGAAAGCCCGTAAAGCAAGCCTTGAGTTGGACGCTGAGATCAAAAGACAGCAGTTAATTGACAAAGCAAAAGCAACAGAAGTTGCTACAGCTAAAAGAGCCGCCGGTATCCCCGTGGAAACACCTAAACCTACTGTTCAACAAACAGCGGCAAAGCTAGGCATTGTTCCACCTACGGCAGCACCGGCAGCACCTGTAGAAGCTGCACCTGTTCAGCAAGCCCCTGTTGCACCGGCTGAAGCTGTTGCACCTCCTGCACCTGTTGCACAAGCACCCATTGAAACTCAACCTGTCGCAAAAACTTCAGTAGAGCAACCTGTTGCTACTGAGGCAGCAGTACCACCTCCTGTGCAGGAATTAAGGACTGGCACTAATAAACCTGCATTTGCTGGTCAAGGTCCTGAAAATCCCAAGAAATTTAAAACGGAATATGCAACAGTCAATGATGTTCCAAAAGGATTTGCTTTTGTTCCTGGCGCTCAATCTATTGACACTGTGCGAAACAATTTGGGTCAAGATGTATATACACGGGAATTTACTAATCGTGATCTTCCTGCCAGTTATGAAGAAGCAATACAAACTGGAAACGAAATCAATCGGTCTTTAAATCGTCCAAGCCGTGAGCAAATGAAAGCCCAGGGCATTGCTCCTCCAGAGCCAGTAGAAGGTATTACAAAACGTATTGCTGGTTACAAACTGGTAAAAGTGGGCGGTATTGCTGGAGCATTGGTTGCAGTTACAGATCTTGCTAAAGCTGCTCAAACCGGTGATCGTAATGCAATGGGGGAAATAGCTATGGGTGCATTGCCTGGTGCTGGTCCACAAGCTGCTTTGTACAGTTCTTCTCTTAATCCCAACGAACAAAATCAGTTAAATTACTTGCGTAGAATGCAAGCTGCGAAAGAACGTGGTGCTGGTAATCGTGGTCAAGCCTACGATCCTCGCAAGTTTTATTCACCAATGGCAGGTTCACTAGATGTGCCTGGTATACCACCGTATCGTTAGGACTTAATATGAGCCCAGAAGAACGTAAAGAATTAATTGTCGAGTTGATGGACCAACTCAAAACGGTTAATTCGTTGACCGATGATGAACAACGTTGGGTTCGTATGGCAATAGAAAAAGAGGCTCAGTCTATTGCCCTTCGTAAAGCAATCATTGAGAAGACTTTGACTAGTCTGATCTGGATGATTGTTGTTGGCATTGGTTACGTTTTTCTTGATTTCCTTCGGGATCATGGATTTAAATAACCAGATTGCTTCTGGTGAAAATCCCTGGCCCAATACTCAGCAAAAAATAGAACTGGTTTGTAAAGAATTAAAACCCGATCAAAAGATTGGTGTAAACGAATTTGTAAAGGATGGCAAACTCTGCCAATGGACACTGGTACTGAAACATGAGCCCAAGAAGTGATAGACCCCATCAGCATTACAGTGGCATTTGCTACGGCACAGTCCGTGGTGAAGCACATCAAGGATGCGGTGGCCTTGGGCAAGGATGTAAAGTCACTGTATGGGCAATTCTCTGCCTTTTACACAGCAGCGGACCAAGTTCACTCGGCATCAACTAAAGCCCGAATAGCTGACCTACAAAAGACCGATGCACAAATAAACTCAGAATCCCTCAAGATAGCAATGGCCTCCAAGGCTTTGAGGGACCATGAAAGGGAATTAAAGGATTTGTTGTTTATGACCGGCAATGCTCCGGTCTGGGAAGAGATGATGGCAGAGAGAGTCCGGATGCACAAAGAACGTGCCGAAATGGAACGTGTAATGGCTGAGAAGAAGCAAAAGGACAAAGAGGCATTTGGTGAGGCAATAATGAATGCCTTGCTATTTGTGGCTGGTATAGCAGTTTTGGTTCCTCTGAGCGGTTTGGCATGGCAGTTTTTGATTGAGAGGTAATTATGTTTGAGATACTTTCTGGCGGTATTTTTGGCTCATTGCTTGGTGGCATATTCCGTTTAGCCCCTGAAGTCCTGAAGTGGTTGGACAAAAAGGATGAACGAGCCCATGAGTTGCTAATGTTTGGTCAGCAATGCCAACTGGAAACTCTTCGTGGTCAACAGAAGCTGGCAGAGATTGGAGCCCAACGGGAGGCCACTGTAGACGCAGGGGTGATGAATGCCTTCAATTCAGCCATAGAACAGCAAACAGAAATGGTTAAAGCTGCTGGTGGATGGGTAGCCAGTCTTTCTGCTTCTGTACGTCCTATCGTTACTTACTGGATTCTGTTTATCTGGTCCTTTATCCATGTTTGGTTTGCGTGGAATTCCTGGTTGTTGGGTGATCCACCTGCCGTAGTGTTCAACTTGATGATGTCCGGAGACTTTGCTGCTCTGGTTTCTGGTACTTTGAATTACTGGTTCCTTGATCGTACATTGTCTAAACGTGGACTATGAACCTCGATATAGCAGCAGCACTATGTAAGCAGTTTGAGGGGTTTAGAAGTAAACCCTATCTCTGCCCTGCTGGTGTACCCACTATTGGATATGGGTCTACCTATTACGCAAGTGGTGCAAAGGTTGCACTATCTGATGAGCCGATTAGTGAAGCAATTGCTGCAACGTTATTGCTCCACGAATTGCAATTTACCTATCTGCCAGGTGTGTTGCGTAATTGTCCTATTTTGTTAACAGATGAACGTAAGTGTAATGCCATCATAGACTTCTGTTATAACCTTGGAGTTGGCAGACTCCAAACCAGTACATTGAAGCGAAAAATCAATGAGCAAGACTGGGAAGCCGCCAAGGAACAATTGTTATTGTGGAACAAAGGCGGTGGCAAAGTCCTTCCAGGATTAGACAAACGCCGAAAAGCAGAAGCCCTGCTCCTATAAGGATTTGTATGATTTCTGAAGAACAGTTTTTGGAATCTTGGAATAGATTAAAGTCTGCAAAGTTAGTGGCAGACGAACTGGGCGTTACGGAAAGAGCAGTGCATGGAAGACGTAGGAGACAAGAAGAAAAGCATGGGAAAGTATTGCCGGTAAACGATCAGCGTTGGGTTTATCGGCAGCATATCTTCCCAAACAAAGTTGATCTGGGGATAGAAAATGGCACAGTCATCGTTTTTTCGGACGCTCACTTTTGGCCTGGCATTCGTTCAACGGCGTTTAAGGCTTTACTATATGCGATTGAAACGTATTCCCCAAAAGCAGTTATTTGTAATGGGGATGCCTTTGATGGCGCTGCTATATCTCGTCACCCGCCTATGGGTTGGGAAAAACTTCCATCTGTAATACAAGAACTGAATGCCTGTAAAGCAATGCTGTCGGAAGTTTCGGAGACTGCTAAACAAGCCAGACGAAATGTAAAGCTGATATGGACAATGGGCAACCATGATGCAAGATTTGCTGCGAGATTGGCATCCAATGCACCACAGTATGTTCAGACCCCTGGATTTAAGCTGGAAGACCACTTTGAAGACTGGAATTTTTGCTGGTCTGCCTGGATAACAGAAGACCTAATCGTAAAGCACCGCTACAAGGGTGGAGTCCATGCCACCCACAACAATACTGTTGGAGCCGGTACGTCCATCGTTACAGGCCATTTGCACAGCCTCAAGGTGACTCCATACGCTGATTACAACGGCAATCGGTTTGGGGTGGATACAGGCACTTTAGCGGACCCTTATGGACCACAATTCTCGTACTCGGAACATAATCCGTTGAATCACCGGTCTGGGTTTGCCATGCTGACGCTCAAGAATGGGCGTTTATTGTGGCCTGAGTTATTCCATTTCTGGAATAAAGATGAGATTGAGTTTAGGGGTGAGGTTATAAAAGTAGGCGGTTATTAGCCGCCCACTCTTATGGACAAAATTAAAACTCGTATTCAATTTCGTCTTCGCATTCGTACCAGTCATCCGACTCCTCGTCGTACCAGTACCACACATCATTTTCCTCATCGAACCAATACGCTGTACCTTCGTCGTCGTACTCGTACTCTTCTTCGACTTCTTCGTCTTCAATGATCTCTTCAAAGCCCATTAGATCCAGCAAGTCTTCGAAATCAAAAACAATAGCAAACGTATACATAAAAACTCCCAAAATGTGGTTACAGCAAGTCGCTGCACCCACATCCTAGCCTATTCTTTTGCGGTTTCCATGTCAGACAATAAGTCCTTTATAGCCAGCAAACATAGTTTTATACGTTGTAATTCTTCCTGCTGTTCTTGCATACGAATGTATGAATCTTTGCAGAAATTAGCCAAGTTTTCGTTGGACCAAGCACCAAAATTGGGCAAATCATTCATTACGTTTTCCTGTTTGGTTTAGGACAGTTCTCCGGTATGTTGGCAACACACCACACTGCTTGTTCTCGTAATCCCTGTCGTGCTTCTAACCATCTGTCTATGTAGACATCAGGCATAAAGGTTAATGCGTTTCTAATTGAATCCTTGTTAAGTTTAAGTAATTCGCCTATTTCATTTGCTGTCAGGCCATCTTCGTGCTGTTTAAGCACGTTTCTGATGTCTGGATGCCTCGATTTGCTCAATTTGTAATTCCTTATCTTTATTTCTTTTGGGGAGGGGTAACCAGCCTAAGTAGAAAAAATCATTCCATGATCCAACAACACATACACCACCTTTGGTTAACAGGATCACCTTATGATCCTCTGGTGGTCTAGGGTCACCTGCAACTGGGTACAAAAATTCCTGTCCGTCTGCAAAGTAATTCATTTTCCTTTGATCCTTTTGTAGTCCAAAGCACCAGAACGAACGTATTCGTCTTTAGGCGGTTGATAGACCGGTTGCGCCCAGATGTTTATAGAGTTTGCTAAAGCTTCGTTTTGAACCCTTTCACGGCGTTTCCAGGGGGTAACTATGTTTAACGTCTTACGGGCTGAATCTGACTCAATTTTTAACGTAAAAGTCACAGCATTGCTTCTTCATGGTTGTTGGGATTAAATGGTAATTTACCTACGGGTTTTGTTGGACGTAATGCAACAGGAAATGGCCATTGGATTGGTTTACGTTTTTCCATCAGCTTGTCTTGGGCTGCTGCTTTTTTGCTTTGGTAGCCTGTCATTTCAGCATCACCGCTGCAACAAGCATCCACACACCTACAACGATGGCTGCAAAGGCCAGGATGCCTTTAATCTGCTGGGCAAGAAACTCCCAAGGGTCATGGTCCTCCTCGGGGACTTCGTAAGACATATACGCTTTGTCTGCTTCAGTCATTTATTGCGCTCCTCAAGCATTGCGTCTGCCATCATGTAAGCGTACTTCGCATGATCTTCGTCACACAAAAGGCCACTACTTGGTCTTGCCAACTGCCCTTGCATAGCCAGCCCAGCAAAGTGATCTCGCAGCGTCATGTCCAAAGCGTCTCCACCTGTCTTTTCAAGCCAATTAGGGTCGATTTGTGCGGTATTTTCTTTCATTTGTATTCCTTTAAACGTGTTGTTAAACGCTCTATACGGGCCAAATTTAGATCCAAAACAGCAGATGCGTACTCACAAGCGTTTTCAGCTTCTAGTCGGTCAAGATGTGCTTGGGCTAATTCCCTAGAAATTACTTCAATGGGTGTCAGTTCACGCCAGAAATCTTTAAAGTGCTTTAAGAATTTCATGCTTTGACAAACACACCGTTTTCACGGAGGGTCCCTTTGCGGTTTTTGATGGCATCGTAGGCCACTTCCATGCAGTCAACCAGGTTAAGGTTCTGCAAAGCACAGTAAATAATCAAGCAAACCATCGTATCGCCAACAGCATCCACGATATCTTCTCGGTTACCCTTGATGGTGGCATCAGCCAATTCACCGATTTCCGATACAGCTTTTAACAACTGTGTTTCAGGTGTTGAGTTTGGCACGATCTTTCGAGCCTCTGCCCAACGTACTATGTCCATCTCTACCATTGCGTAAGTAGTCATACAATTCTTTCTGGGGGGATATTCCCCCCTTTGGTTATTCTTCCACCGGAGTTGGTGTAACTTGGGATTGGCCTTGCTCTTGAATCTTCTCAATCAAGCCTTTGACCTGTTCGTAAGGAAACTTAGACAAGGCTGCAAGGATGGCGTTTACTTCGTCAATCGAAAATACTAAAGTAATCATTTTTGGGTTTCTCGTTAAACATTGAAATGGGTTTGTCTTCAATCGGTGTGGTTTTCAACCATAGTGTTCCATTAGAAGACAACCAGGCTGCTGGTGTCTCCACAATGATTTCACCGGTTTCAGGGTTAAGTAGCGTGTTCATCAGAATGGCAGATCATCATCTGGTTTTGCTTTGCGTGTAGGCGCAGAACTTTGGCGAGGGGAGTCTTGCTTTTCTTTGACTGACAAAGAGAAAAACTTGGTCCCATCTTTCTTTGATTCTTTGATCCAGGCATTGAGCCAGTACTCAGTACCCTCGACATTTATAGACCCGTTGTAATCGGGGTGACGGTCTTCCTCTTTCTTTGTGTTCTTAAAAAGTGAACCTCGGTTTGTGTTGTCAAATTCAGCCATTTTTTTCCTCATCAAGTTTAGATTTGTACGCTTTGATAGCAGAGCGCACCTTACTGTCAATCTTTAGTGCTTCCCACACTGCAAGACGAACCTCGTTGTCGGAAATGGATTCCCATTCCCCATACATTCCAGCCATGTCACCTTGGGCGTGTAAACCTTTAATGGCCTCCACCACCTGGTCAATCAGACTGGTATCCATCTGCGGCAGGTCTTCACCGGCATAGATATACAGACCCAATCCATGCAGCGACAATGCTTTGGTCATGCAACGCATGATGGCTGTATTGACGGCAAAAGCATCAGGGTGCTGGATAGCCTTGTTGCGGTGGTCCATGACCGGCAATTGGCACGTTATAGGCTTGTTAAACAGGGTTACTGTTACCCAAACCATGTAAGTGCCATTAATGTCGATCCAGCACTTGTCGCCAAACATCTGCACCTGGAAGTGAGCATTGGGATCTGCTTTGAGTGCTTCAGCCCATGCCCAAGCCCATGACAGGTAAGTAAGGTTGCCCTTCTTTTCGGTATGCTCATTTACGTTGAGCTTGAGCAGTGTATTAACGTCCATTGCGTTTTTCCTCTTGTTTAGCGGCAATTTCTGCCCACTGGATTTCTTCATTGATGATGTCCATCTGTTCGCTGGTTTCCAGGTCTTGGAACGGAACAAAGTGGTTTTCTTTGCAACAGTGGTATTTGTCGCCTTTGGGCTCGAGACAGTAGCAGCAGTACTCTATGTCTTGAAACTCTTCCCGATACATTTCAAATGCCGTTTTCATATTCAACTCCTATGCAATATTAAAGTCTGAGTTCCTCGAGGTGAGGAGCCTGTATCCTAACGCAGATTTCCGTTTTTTTTCTAGGTGTTTTCCCCTATGGCAAAACTTCGTGAATTGTGATATGGACACCAGGCTCTATGCTGTACTTCTTGTAGACATGGAGACGGATCACTTGGACATCATCCTTGTATACAATCCCGTTCATTGCATCCAAGAATGCTTTGGCAATATTGTCTATGTCGGGCTTCTTTGTAGGCCATTCTTCGCCTGTTAAACAAGCCGTAGTACGTTTTTTAGAGTAAGACGCTGGCACTCCAACATGGACAATCAGGGTAACACTTAGAGGTGTTTCTAAGGGCTCTCTGGGGAACATATGCAGTCTGGCAGCACTGGCTATGCTTTCCTCATACATCTTAGTCTTGGCATCGGTGTAGGTCTTGGTGAACTTTCCTACCCTGGAAAACCTTGGTCTTCCCTTGCCTTTAGGTTCACTGAGTACTTTAAAGTAGATCATTGAGTAATTCTTCCTGGTCGATTTGTCTCATGTAACCTCTGACTCGTTTATCAAAGTCAAAGCCGTAATGACGTTGTATAACTCGTATACGTTTTGATAGCCTTTC